TGGCCGACGCCGTGGCCGCGCTCGTCGGGGCTGACGCAAACCTCGGCGCCATAAAGCGTGTGGCCGAAGTCGGTGTGAGGGGGCGCGTTAAATGGCACAGGCGGGGGATTGATGCGGGAAGGGGCGAAAGGGCGCGAAGGCCCACGGATAAAGGGAATGCGGGGAGCGACGCGTAAAAAACGGCCGGGAGGGTCGTTGTCACAAAAATGGCGAAAAACGGTCAGCGTTACTGACGGGTTTGCGCAATAGTTGGCATAAAACAGGGGTTAAATAACGCCCGGCGCCTGTCTGGAAGACGGGGTTTTTAGAGCAGCGACTGCTGCCGGGAAGCCACGCGGTGCTCGATGACGCGCTGCACAGTTCTTTCCAGGCTGATCCGGCTTCCCGTCCGGGTCTGGGCGATGCGCATCTCGACCGTGAGCACGTCGCCCTTGCCGAAGCGCTCGCCGTCGTTGACCCGGGCGATAAACGCCTCGTCCTCGATGGCCGCGGCGAAGGCCGGTCCGCCGGCGCTGTCGCTGAAGCGCCACTTGTTGCCGTCCTGGAACACCGGGGCAACAAGGATCAGGGCCATCGTGACGAGGTTTTCCGAAACGGGCGCCTCTTTGGCGACGGGGACGAAGCAAGCCGCCTCGTTCTGATCGACCGAAGCCACTGCCGCGCCATCTGACGCAATATCGAGGCCGGTGACGCCATCCTGGGCGAGCGCGTCGCGGACGAAGCGCCCGGCCGCGTCGGTTCCCTTGTCCGAAAACACCAGGTTAAGCGTATCAGTCTGCACCTGGATGATCTGGCCGGCGTTGTTCGTCACCGTGACCATCTGGCCGGACTGCGCGAGCGCGGCAGGCGGGCTCCCCTGCAGGTGCTTCCACAACGCGAACGCCTCCTTGACCACGGTGACCAGGTGTTCCGGAGAAAACGCCGCGAAGATCGACGCCGCCGGCCCGCCGACACTGAACACCAGGTCGGTGACGAACGAGCCGCGCCCGAATCCCGCCACATTGGCGCGCGCCTCTGCCGATTCGCCGTAGGACGCCTTGACGGCGGCCACCATGAACTCCGAGAAGGCGATCATATTAGTAGACGCCTGATAGACGTCCATCAGGCCGTCATCGACGGCGGGACCGGAATAGCGTAACGAGAGGCGCGTCTGCATGGCCGCCATTATGCCGGCGATTCCGGGTTATCGGAAGGCTGGGCGGGGTCGGGCCATGGGGTGAGCAGGCCCATCTGCAGGAACAGGCGGAGCTGGTCGGCGAGGCCGCGGGTATGCAGGCGGGCGAAGGCAGCGAGGCCGGCAGCGAACCCGTCGCGGTGGGCGGCAGCGTGGCGGACGACCTGGTTGTAGAGCGCGGCAGCGTGCTCGAGCTGCAGGGCGGCCGGCTGGCGAGCGAAAGCCTCGCCGTAAACCAGCGCGCAGGCGCCCAGGCAGAGGCGCAGCAGCGCGGCATCGACGCCCTGGGGGCGATCTTCCGGCGCCTCCCCTCTATATGTATACAGCAGCGGCGCGGAATCGGCGACGTGGTGTGCCGGACGGGCGCGCCTGGCGGCCTGCGGCGCCGGATCCCCGCGGGCGTCCGGCAGCGTGCCCTGCAGGCGCTGCTCGATGAGGGTCATGACCGCCGGTGGCGGCTTGTATTCGCGGCGCTTTCCACCAGGACCCTTGCCGGGAACCTCGACAACCTCCCACCCCTCGCGGCTCGCTCGCTCATACCAACTCTTCCTTGTTGTCGGGAAACCTGGAAGTAGAAAACCCGCCAGCTCAGATGCTGAGTAAGTGTTACGTCGCGTAACAGTTGTGGCCATGGCGTAACTGTTTAAATTCCCTATAAAAATCAGAGCACTGGCGCTATATGCCTTGCGCCTTGAAAAAAAGTAACTGTTACGCTTGACAGCGTTACACAGTTACAGTTACGCTTCGTCCTGTCAATTTCAAACCGGGCAACTGACATGGACAAAAAACCCACCGTTCAACAGGACTGGACCAAGGAGTACATCAAGTACCGAATCCGGGAACTGTTCGGCTCGATGACGGCCATGGCCCGCTGCTACGGGCTGCACCCTTCGGTGATCCGGCGCGCGCTGGCCGTGCCGTATCCGAAGGTCGACCGGGTGATCGCCATGGCGCTCCGCGAGGAGCCGTCGACGATCTGGCCGTCGCGTTACGACATCGAGGTCCCGGCCGGCAACCCGCGCCTGTGGAGGCGCTGGATCAACGTCAAGATTAACACGGACGAGGACGGCGAGGCCGTCAATCAACAGGCGGGCGACTGACATGACGCGCCTGGCAGACGCCACCTCCGGCGACCTCTTCGCCCCAGACAGCGAGCGCCCCGGCGCGCTCGGCTGCGCGGTCGAAATCCGCGCCCGCATGGACGTGGCGCTGGACCAGGCGAGGGCGCGCGGACTGACGCGCGAGCGCATCGCCGAACGCATGAGCGTCCTGCTCGGCGAAAAGATCAGCGTCGACACCCTGAACGGCTATGTGGCGCCGTCGCACCAGCAGCAGGGGCGGGAAATCCCGTTCCGGCGGGCGCTGGCGTTCGACGCGGCGCTCGGCGAGGACGTGCTGCTGGGGCTGGCCGCCGAGAAGCTCGGCGGGCGGCAGGTGGTAAGCGCGGACGATGCCGACCTGCTGGCCTGGGCGCGGCTGCACCACGAGGAACGCCAGCTGGCGGCGCGCAAGAAGGCGCTGGAAGCCGTTTTGATCAACCGCAGGAGATAGACATGGGACGCAAATCAAGCATCACCAGCCTGCCGCCGGAGGTGCGCGCCGAGATCGACGCGCGGCTGGTGGAAAACGGGTTCACCCGCTACGTCGAACTGGCCGACGAGCTGCGGCACCGGGATTTCGAGGTCAGCAAGAGCGCGCTGCACCGTTACGGCGCGGCGCTGGAGAAGCGCCGGCAGATGGTCGCGGCGGCGGCGGAAATCAGCGCCGCCGGGGTCGACGCCGACATCACCGCCGAATTGTGCGGCGACGCGACGCTGGTGGTGGTGGTCGACCGGGCCTACGGGCGGGCGCGGCTGGTCAGCGTGCCGCTGCCGGCGGCCGAGGTGATCCTGGGGCTGAAGAGGATGGGGAAATGAGCGCGACTATCGAATGCCGCGAGGTCTACGTGCCGCGCAACCGGCTGACCGGCGAGGGTGGCTACACGACCTTCGTCAGGCGTTCCCGGACGGGTCGGGAATCTCTCCCTTCATCCGCTTCGCCCACGACGTCTGGCGCGCCTCAAACGACGCCTCCTCAACTGCCCGATACATCTGAATAAGCAGAAGGGTCACCTGTTCATGCGTCTCGCTGCTGCCGTCGTCCCTGAAATTCCTGCGGTGCCGAAGGTCGCCATTGGCGATAAAGGCTGCGGCCAGCGCAGTGGCGTGTTCCATCAGTTGTCCATGTTCCATGAGGGGTCTCCCGTGAGGTTGAGTGAGATGCAGATTGCGAGGCTGCGCGGTCATTTTAACGGGACGGCGAGACCCCTCGCCAGACAAGGAAGCCGGGCATGAAAACTCATTATTCCTGCGCCGAACTGGCCGCGCTGCGGCTGCCGGGTTTCCCGACCGCCAAGAAAAACTGGATTGCGCTTGTCGAGCGCGAGGGGTGGGAAAACAGGCCTCGCGTCGGCCGTGGCGGCGGCAAAGAGTACGCCCCACCCCCCGCCGTCCTCAAGAAGATCCGCGACCAGGAAGCGCTGTTCGACCGGGTCGACAACCCGAAGGGCATGGACCTGGTCCTGACCCTCGTCAGCAAGACCCTGCAGCGCCTCGAGGGCGAGGATGCGGCGGCGCTGGCCGACCGCCAGCAGCGCGCCGAGGCCTTCCTGCGGTCGGCGACCGGGCTGTCGGAGCGCGAAGCGCTGTCGTTGAAGGCGCACTGCGAGATCGCCCGGGCCTGGGCGGCGTGGTTCAAGAAAAACCAGCCGATCAAGCGCTCGCACTCCTTCAGCGCCTTCGCGGCGGCCTGGGCGCGCGGCGAAGTGCCGGCCGACAAGGCGATCCGCGCCGCCTATCCGGAATTCTCGCCACGCTCGCTGATCCGCTGGGTGACCCGTTACGAGCGCGGCGACTACGGCGCCTTGATCGACCACCGCAACGGGTCCGACAGGCGCGGCAAGACGGTTTTCACAGGGGCGCCGCTGCTCGCCGCCTACGCCAAGAACATCCTCATCAAGCGCCCCGGCATCAAGACGGAAAACCTCCACGCCCTGCTGGAAACAGCATCGATCGACGCCGTCACCGGCGAGGTGCTGTTCCAGGCGCCGAGCTACTGGCAGGTGTACCGCTTCCAGAAGGCATGGATCGCCGAAAACTCCGAACTTTACCTGCAACAGACCAACCCGGACGCCTGGAAGAACAAGGCGATGGTCGCCTACGGGAGCGCCGCCGAGGATGTCCTGCGCCTCAACCAGCGCTGGGAAATGGACGCGACGCCGGCCGACTGGCTGCTGCTCGACGCCGACGGCAAGAAACGCCGTTACACCGTGTCCTGCATCATCGACAACTACAGCCGGCGGGCCCTGGTCGTCGTGGCGCCGACGCCGAAGACGCAGACCCACTGCTTCGCGCTGCGCCAGGCGCTGCTGGCCTGGGGCGTCCCCGAACAGATCGTCACCGACAACGGCCAGGACTACCAGAGCGAGCACTTCAAGCGCGTGCTCGGCGCGCTCGGCATCGAACAGCGCACGACGGCGCCCTTCTCGGGCGAGGAAAAGCCGCACATCGAGCGCTTCATCGGCACGCTGAACCACTCCATCCTCGAAACCCTGCCCAACTTCGTCGGGCACAACGTGGCCGAGCGCAAGGCGATCGAATCCCGCCGCTCGTTTGCCGAACGGCTGGCGAAAAAGGGCGAGATCGTCGATTTCGCCGACGTCGTCGACGGCACCTGCAGCGGAGAATTCCTGCAGGGGCGAATCAACGAGTGGCTGGCCGGCATCTACGAGCAGCGCGAGCACGGCGGCATCGACGCCACGCCGTTCGCCCGCGCCGCCGCGTGGTCCGGCGAGGTGCGGCGCATCCACGACGTGCGCAGCCTCGACCTCCTGCTGGCGCGGCCGGCGGGCAACAACGGCAGGCGCACCGTGCAGAAGAAGGGCGTGCTGCTCGACGGCGCCTGGTTCATCGCCCCGGCGCTGGCGCGCATCGACACCGGCAACGAGGTCGACGTCTTCGAAACAGAGGATCTCGGCCGGATCATCGTCCATCACGAAGGCGAATTCGTCTGCGTCGCCGAATGCCCGGAGCGCACCGGCGTCAGCCGCGCCGAGATCGCCGCCATGGCCAGCGCCGAACAGAAGGATCGCATGAAGGAAGCACGGCGGAAGCTCAAGGAAGAAACGCGCGGCGCCCCGGACGTCGACGATCTGGTCAATCGCCGCCTGCGCGAGAAGGCCGCCGCCGCCGGCAAGCTGGTACAGCCCGGCTTCGCCAACGTAACGCACGTCAGCCATGGGCTGGAACAGGCCGGGCGCGCCGGGCGCGCCCTAGACGGCGCCCCGGAAAGGGCCGGGAGCATGGTCATCGGCGGGGTGGTGATGGCGCCGGTGGCGACCGCGAAGGCCAGCGTCACGAAACTCAAGGTTCCCGCGGTCAAGCCGCGCTCGGAGCGCCCGGCCGCCGAAAACCACGCCGAATGGCTGGCGCTCAAGGCACGCCAGGAATCCGGCGAGGCGCTGTCGGAGATCGACGCGCGGTTCATCGTCAGCTGGCCGGGAAGCGGCCAGGGAAAGGCGTATCTGCGCCGGGCCGGATAAAGAAATGGCCGCTGCCTGGTAGCACAGGCAGCGGCCGGATGCAGCAAACCACTCACTTCATGGAGGCTTGATTATGTCGCAAATTGCCCAGATTCACAATCTGGAACTGGTTCGTACCGCCGCCGAGCGGCTCGCCGGGCGCTTTGCCGGCCTGCCCGGCATGGCCGCCCTCTATGGCCCGGCCGGCTACGGCAAGACCACCGCCGCGCTCGCCATCGCCAACGAAAACCGCGCCTACTTCGTCCAGATGCGCTCCGCCTGGCGCTGCAAGGCCCTGCTCGAGAAGATCCTCCTCGAGATGGGCGCCAAGAATCCGCACGGCACCATCCCGCACCTGCTCGACCAGGTATGCGAGCAGCTCGCCACCAGCAACCGCATGCTGATCATCGACGAGTTCGACTACTGCGTGCGCAACGACAGCATGATCGAACTGGTGCGCGACATCTACGAAGGCAGCCAGGCCACCCTGCTGCTGCTCGGCGAAGAGATGTTGCCGCAAAAGCTCAAGAAGTGGGAACGCTTCCACAGCCGCATCCTCAGCTGGATACCCGCCCAGCCGGTCAGCCTCGCCGACGCCGCCGCGCTGGCGCCGATCTACTGCCCGGACCTGCACATCGCCAGCGACCTCCTGGAGCACCTGGTGCGCGCCGCCGCCGGCAGCGTGCGCCGCGTTTCCGTCAATCTCGCCGCCATCCACGAAGCCGCCAGCGTCGAAGGATGGGGCGTCGTCGACCGCAAAGCCTGGGGCGACCGTCCGATCTACACCGGCGACGCGCCGCGGAGGAGCGTGTAATGAGCAATCTCCGCCGAATTTTAAGGGCGCGGCGCGTGATCAATAAGGCCGCGGATTTGTTGGAATCCCTGTCCAAAACGATTCAAGCGTGCGAAACGATTGATGGCTATTGGCCTGCTGGGTCTGAGGAAGCTCGGTTGGCTTGCCTTGAGGCACAAGCAGTTTCGCTCGCCCTGCGCGTCATGCTTCAAACCCCCGCCGACGAGGCACCCCATGCCGCGTAAGCCCGTCACCGAATACGCCGGCGGCAAAGGCCCGCGCCAGCGCATCTGGGAAGCCATCCGCGCCCGTGCCGGGAGCGAATGGACGCGTTACCAGATCGCCCGCGCCGCCCTCGTCGAGGACAATACCGTAACGACCTACGCCCAGGCGCTGGAGAAGGCCGGCATCGTCGTCGTCGCCAGCCGGCGGCAGGTCAGCAACATCGCCAGCGAGAACACCTACACGCTGGCGCGCGACGAAGGCCTCGAAGCCCCGCGCCTCAAGCGCGACGGCAGCCGCGTTACCCAGGGGCTCGCCCAGGAGCAGATGTGGCGCACGCTGCGCCTGCTCGGCGGCGACCTCAACGCCCACGAACTGGCGGCGCACGCCAGCACGGACGCGGTGCCGGTCACGCTGTCGGCGGCCGAGCACTACATCACCTGGCTGCTCGCCGCCGGCTACCTGATCCGGACCCGCGCCGGCAAGGGGCTGGGCAAGGCGGGCAAGGGGCTTCCCGCGCGCTACCGCCTCGACCCCGCCCGCAACAGCGGCCCCCGGCCGCCGATGATCTGCCGCGCCAAGGTCGTCTATGACCCCAACGAGGACGCCGTCGTCTGGGCGCCGATCGTTACCGACGAGGACGCGATCCATGCTTGACGCCGCCACCCGCGAACTCGCCCAACGCCTGCTGGTGGCCGCCATCGCCGCCGACCGCAAGGGCAAGGCCGGCGTCGCGCTCCGCCTGGGCTGCAGCCGGCCGCTGCTCGCCCGCGTGCTGTCGCCGGCCGACGCCTGCGCCCTTTCGGACAAGCTGGCTGCGCGCGTGATCGACGTCTACCACGTCATCCGCGCCTGCCCGGCGACCGGCGGCGAAATGCCGGTGGCCGAATGCCAGCGCCTCGCTGCCGGCCCGGCGCCAACCCACAACCCGCAGGCCATGCGCATCTGGAAGACCTGCCAGTCGTGTCCTTACAAGCCATTGAAGCAAGAAGGAGATGAGAAATGATGAACTCCGCCGTATCCCACGCCCGCCACCACAACGAGTGGCGCGTTTCCGAAGCCGCGCGTGCCGCTGCGATCCTCGACATCGACGCCCATATCGACAACCTGAAAGCCTGCGTCCACTGGCTGATCGCCAGCGGCATCGCCATCATCGGCGCCGACCTGCGCCGCGGCCGGTTCAAGCCGCGCATCACGGTCGCCGCCTCGCCCTACCTGCACGTCCTGCTCAAGGACGACGCCAGCGGCGCCGGGCAGCACTGGGACCCGCTGCTCGGGCGCATCGTGTACGACTGGGTGGCGGTCCGCTACCAGTGCGAAATCCGCTGGGAGGAGCTGTCATGAGCGCGCTGCGCCGCCAGATCCACCGCGCCCGCCGCCTCTCCGGCCGCGCCGCCCACGCCTGGGACCTCTGGTATCGCCTTGGCTTCCCCTGGAACCACGCCTGGAGGATCGCCGGGACATGGCACTGACCGCCAACGAAATCCGCGCCCTGCGGGCGCTGCGCGCCGGTCCGCTGACGCATCAGCAGGCCGTAGAGCGCTGGGCCAGCGGCGCGGCGGAGCTTTGCGGCCTCGCCCGCGCAGGCCTGGCCGAGAAGGTCGGCGAGGAATTCCGCATCACCCCCGCCGGCCGCGCCGCCTGCCCGCCCGTCAATCCACTGCTGGCCGGGACGCCAGCCAAGCCGAAGGAAAAGGTCATGCTCAAGAACTGCAACAGTTACAAGGATGTCGTCGCGGCAATCGTGGCCGCCGGCCCGGCCGGGCTCACCCGCAAGCAACTCGCAGACGAGTTCGCCGCCGACTCGCGCGCCGATCTGTCGCGGATCGACGCGCACGTCTTCTATGCGCTGACTCGGGTTGCGCCGCCGGCGATCGCCAAGCTGGCGCCGGGGCATTACACCGCCGCAGAGTTCGCACCGGAGCCTGAAACCGTTGAGGAAAAACTGAGCGCGGCGATCAAGCGCATCACGACCCCGCCCCAGGCGGACGTTCCTGATCTCGAGGTCGAGAAGCACGCCCGCGATTACGCCGAGATGATCGACTTCGACATCGAGGCGGCGCAGAGCCTTGACCTGACCGCCGCGCCGGCGACGACCGCAGCCGCTACGCCAAAAATAGCTGTTGCTACGCCGGATGTAGCGCCCGGCAACCCCGTCGACCGGGACGAAGAACTGATCCGCCAGGCGCGGACGATCATCGACCTGCGCGCCATGGTCGCCGAACAGCAGGACAAGATCGCCGAACTCCTCGCCCGGGAGGGCACCAAGCTGGTTGTCGCCGACGTCATAATCGACGACGCCGAGACCGTCGAGTTCGCGGTCTACAGCAGCGGCGGTCTGGATTGCATCACCGACGGCCCGCTCGTTTCGCTCTCCGCTGCCGCTTTCGCCAAGATGCGCCGTTTCCTCGGCCTGTTCGCGGAGGCCGCATGAGACGCGACCATCCGGATCTGGTCATCACCAGACCCGAGCGCCGCTGCGGCATCGTCGTTGGCTCGCTCGATCACCGCATTCTGCTCGCCCTGCGCGCCCCCGGCGGGCTGACCAGCGATCAGATCTACGAGCGCTTTCGCCCGTCGCCGTCGCAGGCGATGTGCGCCCTGCGCCGCGCCGGGCTGATCGTCACCCCGCCCAACGGGCGCAAGGGCGAAAAGGTGTATCTCACCGACGCCGGCCGCGCCGCGGTGGCGCCGGACGGCCCGCTCGCCCGCCGCCGTTCCCTCATCACCTACTGCCAACTTTAGGAGACCCCCATGGCAAAGACCAGCAAGACCCGCATCAAGGCCGCCGCCGTCGCGGTCGACGTCCCGCAGAACCGCGAAGCCGCAGCCGCCGCGATCGCCGCGGTCGGCAGCGCCAGCCGCAGCCTGCAGCGCATCGCCGCCGAAATGAACGACGCCCTGGCCGAGATCAAGGAAGCCTACGAACGCGAGGCCGAGCCCTTCCGCCGCGAGATCGAGGCGCGCACCGAGGGCCTGCGCGTCTTCGCCGAGGCCAGCCGGGCGGCGCTGACCAACAACTACAAGGTGAAGACTGTCTCCCTCACTACCGGCGAACTGGTGTGGCGCATGAATCCGCCATCGGTGCGCCTGGTCGACACGGAGGAGAACGTCATCGCCGCCTGCGAGGCCGCCGGACACCGGGAGTTCGTGCGCTACACCCCGGCCCTCAACCGCGACGCGATCAAGGCCGACCCCGACGGCGCCGCCGGCATCGCCGGCCTGCGCATCGGCCAGAGCGAAGCCTTCGTGGTGGTGCCGTTCGAGGCGGAACTGGCGGAGGTGGCGGCATGAGCGCTTGCGCGGGACCATTGACAGCAGACAAGTTGGATGCCATCGCGGGCGCTGGCGTCGGTTGGAGGTCAGCGCTCAACGGGACGACGCTCCGGTACGAAACGCCATGCCACGCCTGCCGGTATTTCGAAATGCGCATGATCAAGGCCAGGGAAACCGACTCGTTCGGGCACCTCTGGCCGACCTGCAACAACCCGGCGCTTCCCGGAGAACACGGTCAGCCGACGCAGCCATCGGCGACCTGCAATCACTGGGAGGCGCGGCAATGACCAAGCTCCCCGCCGACGTCGCCCGCTGCCTCAACCGCGACCACAAATGCCCGTCCGGCAGCCACTGCCGGCGCGCCCTTGACGTTCCCCACGACCCAAACCGCGTGCTCTACGCCGCCTGGGAATCCCGCATCGAGCCGGGGGCAGACCGCTGCGACGGCTTCATTCCGGTCAACCCGGCGGAGGTGTCGTGATGGGCAAGTTGCCACGTTGGGAGGTGCGCCTGCGCGGAAACGCGCCGAAATTCGCCGACATCATGCACCCAGGCGCCGCCGATTCCTCGGGCGCCATCGCCCGCGTCCCGCTGCGCGACGGCTTTCGCGCCACGGCGATGCGCGAGGCGAACATGATCGCCGGCGCCCCGGCGATGCTGCAGGCGCTCAAGTACATCCGCGCCAGCAAGCCGGGAAACCTGATCGCCGCCCTCGTCGACGAGGCGCTGGCGATCGCCGACCCCGGCGACCACTACTGATAATTAACCCCGTTTTTCCAACCGCCCAAGGAGGCAAACCCATGAACCAATCCGAACTCATACTCAAGACCGCCGAGATTGCCGGCCTGCCCAAAGTGGCCGTCGAGCATGCCCTGAAAACCGCCGGAGACGTCGTCCGCGACGTGCTGGCAGACGACGGCGAAGTGACGCTGCCGGGCATCGGCAAGCTGCTCAGCGTGCGCAAGGAGGCGCGTATGGCGCGCAACCCGACCACCGGGTCGACCTTCCACGTCGCCGCGAAACAGGTGGTCAAGTTCCGCGCCGCGAAGATTCTCAAAGACGCCGTCGCCTGAATCCGATCCACCAGCCACTTCAATCGGGAGAAAAAATGAAACTCGCAATCCTCGCCGCCCTCGTCCTGTCAACGTCCGCCCTGGCCACCGAAGGGCAACCCGGACACGAAAACCACGGCAAGCGCCCGGACAAGCCGGGCAAGACGGCCGCGCAGCCGGTCGATGTCAACGTCAGCCAGTCGGCCCGGGCGGAAGCCCGCGCGCAGTCGCTGGCCGCCGCCCGCTCGGCGTCGAGCGCAACCGGCGGCAACGCCACCGGCGGCGCCGGGGGTAACGCAGCCGGTGGCGCTGGCGGCAACGCCACCGCTTCCGGCGGCAGCGCCACGGCGACCGGAGGCCAGGTCGTCGTCAATGGCGGCGGCCATGGTTCCGGCCTGACCGGGCGCATCGTCCCCGACGTTTCCGCGTCTTCTCCGATCACCTCGACCAGTTGCAGGAACGGCATCACCGCCGGCGGCTCGGGCAACGGCTGGGGCGGGCTGCTTGGGTTTTTTGCCGAAGACGATCTGTGTGAATGGAGATTGCTCGAGGCAAGCTATCGCGCCACCGACAACCACGACCAGGCCAACGCCATCCGGCGCGGCATGACGCTGCAGCGCTGCGACAAGCTGGCGCCGAAGGAGCGCGAGATGTTCGGCGACCTCTGCCCGAAGCCGCCGGTGCAGGAAAGCCAGAACCCCGCCTTCGCGTCCGCCGGATAACGAGAACACCGCCTCGAGCCCGCGTTAATTCGCGGGTTCCGGAAGATGTTTTCCAACCAGGAGTAACGCATGACACCAGCCCAGAAACGCATTCTTGTTCCCCTGCGCGCCCCGCGCTGGCCGCGCGCCACGTGGCCGCTCAACATCATCGCCGCCGCGGTCGACGGCTACTACGAGGCCTTTTTCTCCGTGCTGATCCCGCCGCGGAGGAAGGCTTCAAGGTCTTGCGCAGGTCGCGGCCCACGGCAGCAAAGTCGCCGCGCAGACGTGCGGCATCCGTCGCGAACCCATTCCGGTCAAGCCGATAGTCGCGCGGCGTCAGCGAGTCGCCCATGGCGCCCGCGGCATTCTTCAGCAGGTTTTTCAGGAAACGTCCCATTTGCGCATTCTGCAATGCTTCCAGCCGGCCTGTCCATAGCGAAAGTGTTACATCACGTGCGCAGGGGGGTCTGATGGACGCCCTCAAGAAATCCTCCCGTATCAAGGCCATCCACGCCGCGTGCCGGGCGCAAGGGATCGACGAAGAGACGCGCCACGCGCTGCAGGTGCAGATCACCGGCCACGCCAGCCTCAAGGACATGAGCGTCTTCGACCTCGACAGCGTGTTGAGCCATCTCAACCGCAACGGCGCGGCCAAACCGAACGCCTGGGGCTTCGTTTTCAAGCTGCCGGCCGAGCGGCGCGATCTGTGCAAGAAGATTTACCGGCTGGCGCAACGGGTTGGCGCGGCGCAGGTGCCGCCGGTTGGCGCCATGAGCAAGCGCTACGTCGAGGGCATCGCCGAGCGCATGCTCGGCGCCGACACCGTCATCGAGTTCTGCGACGCGGCGACGCTACGCAAGGTAGTGCAGGCGCTGGAAATCCACTGCAAGCGGCTCGGTATCTGACATGAGCCTGCCCACCGTCATCCAGGAGATCGTCGGCATCATCGGCCACGGGCCGGCGATGGAGCTGGTTCGCGCTTTCGGCGGGCAGGAACTGCGCGTGCCGAAGACCGACGCCAGCGACAGCTGGGCGGCGCTGGTGGAGATCATCGGCGAGCCGCTGACGCGGGCGCTGGCGGCCGTCTTCGGCGGCGAGCCGGTCTACATCGCGCTATGCGACCGCGCCCTGCGCGCCGATCGCAACAGCAAGATGATTGCGCAGTACGAAAAACTGCTGAAGCAGGGCCACAGCAGCCGCGGCGCCGTCTCGGTGCTGGTCCGCGAATTCCGGCCGATCAGCAACCGGCAGGTGGAGAAGATCGTCAACGGCGCGCTTCCCGAGCCGTCGGCGGTGGCGGTGCAGGCGGTGTTGTTTTGATGCGGTTAACCGGTGGTCTGTCCCCTGTTGCGTCCGGAGGTTGGCAGTGACTCACCGATGGCGCTGGCGCAAATGGCTACCTGAGCGATACGGGCACTTGTGCCGAATCCTAGTTACGGGCCGCATGAACTCCGCGCTTGTCGAATTCGAAGACGGGACGCGAGTGGTTACCAGCCGGTACGCTGTGCAGAAGCTGCCCAACTCTGGAGGTAACGCGACGTGAGCGGCGCACAGGAGGTAGAGAAAATGGAAACTGGTATTTCCGCGAACGGTCGCGTTGACCGCAATGTTAGGCGGATCATGTGCGCGGCCAACCGCTACACCATACCTAACGACGGTGGCCATGTACTTTTGTGCGGCGCCAGCCATTGGGATAAGGCCATGCACTCCCAGGCGAACGCCTTTGACGACTACCTTTGGAGTGCAATACGGGCGAGCGAGGAACAGGGATTCATTGACCAGGGGGGCGAATTTTTGAGCCGCGAAGATGCGTTTGCGGTAGCAAGGGACGCTGGGCAAATCATTCGCCGATGCGGAAATGATGAAAGGCGGCTGTTCAGTGAAAACATTTATTGACGCTTAACGTTCCAGGTGATGGGCTGGTGGACGACAGTCCAGTCGCGAAGCGGCGACCTCGACCGGAGTGTTAGGCGGCTGCAGTCGACACGAAGAAAGGACAAAAAGTGGGATTTGTTACTGAAGAAATTGAACACGAGGAACTGCCGGTGAAGCTGATGACGGTAGAGCGTGACAAGGAAAGCGGCGAATGCCGGGAACCGTGGCGATTCATTAGCCTGGAGTTCGACCATTTCGAGAACCTGACGCCGCCCGAACTGCGCCGGCTTGGCCGCTGGCTTGTGCAGGAGGGAAAGCGGATCGGTAAGGAGTACAAGTCAAATGGGGCCATGAAGACGCCTTCTAACGCACTAGCTCAGGGGCGCGGCGATTAGCCGCGTCCCGCTGGAGCGACGGGTTATGCCTTGGAGACATGACGATGAAATGCGAGCACTGCGGAAGGCCAGCAATGCGCGGTTTTTTGATTTGCAAACGATGCTGGAAGATATTTGGAGGTGAAGAATGAACGGCATAAATGAATGGAAACGCTACTACGGCGAAGAACGGGTAAAGCGCGCAGAACTTGAAGTGGCGACCGATGAACTGGTGGATGCGGCAGAGATGGTGCTGGCATGCCTCGACCAGCCTCGAAGCCGCGACAACTCTGAACACGCTGGACTGGACGCGGCTGAAGCGCTGCGGAAGGCAACAGCCGAAGTGAAGGAATTTAATAGCGCCACACTCCAATATGTGCACGGCCTTGCGGCTGGCGACCTGCCAATGGTGGGCGACTTGGCAATGCTGGTGGCGAGACTCGCCCGAAAACTGCGGAAAGCCACGCCAGCAGATGATTTGCCAGCGCAGGCACTGGACTACCTGAACCGCAATGGACTCATTGGTTCGTCGCTGCGAGAAGTTGGGGCTGATGGTACGGCAACCGTGACCAGAGAGATGATTACAGCCGCGCATGGCGTGACGCTTGAGAGCGGCGACGTGGTTCTGTCGGCGCGATTGTTGGAGCGCATATATCTGGCGATGGATGCGGCAAGGCATAACTAGAAGTAGACGGCGCCTCCGCCGTATATCCTGTCGACAGCCTATAAACACGGCATGCCCACCCCAGCCCCGCCCCGCGCGGGGCTTTTTGTTGCCCGCGCCGAACCCCGTCCCCCTGACCGCCCATTGCGCGCGCGCGTAGCCTTGACGCATGGCCTGCTCCGACTGTCTCCACTTCATTCCCTCGGTAAAAGCCAACGCGCCGCGCCCCGGTCTGGTCGGCTATGGCTACTGCGCGGCGGCGCCGTCGGCGGTGCTGCGGGCGCGCTTTTTCCGCGATTCACAGCCGGTATGCTGGGTGCAGCCGCCGGCCTTCAAGGAGATTCGCCGATGAGCAACAATCTTTCCGTGTGCGGCATGTTCTGGCTGGTGTACCTGGCCGCCATCGTCGTCTCCGTGCTGGCGTGGCTGCAATGGGGCTGACCTTTGACCAGGCCTTCGCGCGGCTGATCGACGCCGAGGGCGGCTACGTCTGCGACCCGCGCGACCCCGGCGGCGAGACGAAGTTCGGCATCTGCAAGCGTTCGTACCCGGCGCTCGACATCAAGAAGCTCGACATCGGCACCGCCAGGGCGATCTACTTCAAGGACTTCTGGCAGCCCCTCGGCGCCGAATGTCACCCGGCGATCCGTTACCAGGCGTTCGATTTCGCCGTCAATTCCGGCATCTCGACCGCGCTGCGCAAGCTGCAGCAGGCTATCCACGTTGCCGATGACGGGCATTTCGGGCCGGTGAGCCGGGCCGCGCTGGCGGCGCTGCCACCGTCCGACGTGCTTTTCCTCTATCTGGCCGTCCGGCTGGATTTTCTCGCGTCGCTCTCGACCTGGCCGGATTTCGGCCGCGGATGGGCGCGCCGCATCGCCCAGAACGCGCGCTATTGCGCCATCGACAACGAGGTATGACATGACCCGTTCCCGCACGAACTCCCTGATCGACCTGGCTTGCATCGTCATTGGCGCCGCATTCGCGCTGTTGATGCTCGCCGCCTGCCAGAACACCGCCGGCAACAAGATGACCCCGGACGAGATCACCGGCCGGATCTGCCCGCCGCTCGAGGCGACCATCGCCGTGCTGCAGTATTCGCCGGCGGTGACCGACGGGGCGAAGGAAGAGATCGCCCGCGGCGCGCCGCTGGTCAAGTCGCTCTGCGCGCCCGACGCCGTCGCCGACGTCAATGGCCTGGCTGACCTCGCCGACCGCACGCTGCCGATGCTCATGGCCGCCGTCGCCGGATCGACGATGGACGATAAGGACAAGAACAACCTGCTGCTGTCGCTGGCGCTGGTCCAGATCGCGGTCAATACGGTCAAGGCGCCATGATCGTCGACCTCTTTCGCGCGCTCCAGGCGGGGAAGGAACTGGCCAATGCGGAGACCTGGAAAAAGGCCCAGCTCTGGACCGCCAACCTCACCATCCTCCTCGGCGCCCTCGTCTCCATCGCCGCCTCGCTCGGCTACCCGATCCCGCTCACCCCTGACCAGATCACTACCCTGGTGTCTGCTGTGGCTGTCCTTGTCGGCCTGTTCAACTCCTACGTCACTGTCGCATCGACCACCCGGATGGGCGTGCAGCCCGGCGCTGGTCCTGACGACTCCGGAACTCCTGACCGAGGCGGACACGCAGAGATACCGCGAGGACCTGAGCAATGGCTACGCGAGCTGGACGACCGTGCTGCGCGTGAATTGCCCGATCTAGATCGGTTTCGCCTGTCGTGAGCGAGATCCCTGACGCACAGATGCGGGTGATCAAGGACGCGGCCGCAGCCGCCTATGACGACGTGCGCTGGGTGGTCGGCGACAGCCGCGAACTCGCGATGGTGTTGATGCGTCTTGGGCTGGAGATCTGGCGCGCCGGCTACGAAACCGGGCTCCGGCACGGGCGGGATGAATGATGGATGTCTTCGACCGCGCGACCGAGATCGAGGAGGCGCAGCGCGAAGATGCGCTGGCAGCGCAGGCGCGGCGCGCCGGGCTGGCCGGCAAGACGATCGCCGACAGCGCGGTCGACTGCGAGCTTTGCGACGAGCCGATCCCCGAGCTGCGGCGCCAGACAATCCCCGGCGTGCGCCTGTGCGTCGACTGCCAGGCCGGCATCGAGAAACACGGCTTTTTCATCAGATGGAACAATGGCAGATGATCGTCTCCCTTGAACTCTGGCAGATCATCACGCTGCTTTTGGCCTTTCTCGGCTGCGTCGCCGGCTTCGGCAAGACCCTGCTCGACCAGTTCGAGCGGCGCCAGGCAGAGCGCTTCGAGGCGCATGACCTCGCCCGCGCCGAGGGCCAGAAGGCGATGCGCGACCTGTTCGAGCAGCACCTGACCGAGGAGCGGCGCAACGCCGACGCGGTGCAGGAACTCGAGCGCGACTTCCTGCGCTGGCAGGCCGACCTGCCGCTCAACTACGTGCGGCGCGAGGACTACGTCCGCGGGCAGGTCATCATCGAGGCCAAGCTCGACGCCGTCTACAACAAGATCGAAGTCGTTCAACTGAAAGGGGCGCTCAATGCCTGACATGGAACGCATCCGGCGCGAGGGCATGCGCTGGAACATCCTCAACACGCTCAACAAGGCGCGGCCCTACACCACCAGCGAGGCCTTCGTCCTGTCGGTAATGCGCTCGCTCTACCCCGACGCGACGCCGATGGAGATCCGGCGGGAGCTGGACTACCTCGCCGACCGCGAGCTGGTCGAACTCAACAAAACCCCGCATGGCGCCTGGTTCGCCGACATCACCCGCTGCGGGGTCGATGTCGCCGAATACACCGTCGAGGTTTCCGCCGGCATCGACCGGCCGCTCAAGCTCTGGGACAACTGACATGGGCCGCGCGTCGAGCATCACCGCGCTTCCCGAGGACGTTCGCCGCTGGCTGGAACGGGCGCTGACCGAGCGCGGCTTTTCCGGGTACGAGGAGCTGGAGGCGCTGCTGCGCGACAAGGGCTACACCGTCGGCAAGAGCAGCATCCACCGTTACGGCCAGAAGATCGAGCGGCGCATGGCGGCGATCAAGGCCAGCACGGACGCGGCGAAATTGATCACCGAAGCCGCAGGAGACGACCAGGACGCGCGCAGCGAAGCGGTCATCGCCCTGGTGCAGACCGAGATGTTCGAGTCGATCATCGCCATCCAGGAGGCCGGCGACGGTGAGCTGAGTGCCGAAGACCGCCTCGGCCTGATGAGCAAGGCAGCGAAGAACATCGCGACGCTGACCCGCGCCAGCATCGCCCAGAAGCAGTTCAAGGCCACCGTGCTCAAGCGCCTGCAGGAAATGGAGGCTGACGCCCGCACCGGCAAGCGCACCCTGGACGCCGAGACCCTGCGGATCGTGCGGGAAGAGATTTATGGCGCCTGAATTCGAGAAGGTCGAACTCGCCGGCGGGCGGGCGGTGCTGTATCGCGGGGATTGCATCGAAATCATGGCGGCGCTACCCGCCAAAAGCGTCGACATGGTGCTCACCGACCCACCCTATGGCCACAACAATAATAACGGCGACCTGGCCCACAATAGGGAAAGAGCGCTCGGCCGCCCTGCAAAAACGGAGGCTGCTGCCCGTCCGATTATGAACGACGGCGCCGAGGCCGATCCGTTGTTTCGCGCCATGCTTGAAGGCGCGCGGCGCCTGCTCAAAGCCCCTGGCTGCTGCTGCTGCTGCTGCTGCTCCGGCGGCGGCGGACCCGATCCGCTCTTTGCTCGCTGGGCGCTGTGGATGAATGAGGTTTTCAAGTTCAAGCAAGCCGTTGTGTGGGACAAGGGCCCTATGGGTATGGGTTGGCACTACCGCCGCAGTTATGAATTCATGCTTGTCGCAGAAAAGAAAGGCGGCGGCGCATCTAAGTGGTTCGACAAATCCAAGCGCATTGAAAACATCCTGCGCGGCTGCAAATGCACGCCGGGCCGAATTGGTAAGTTGATCCCCAGAGCCACCCAGCACCCGACCGAAAAGCCCGTATTGCTTGGCGCGCATTTCATCGGCCTGCATACGCAGGTGGGCGATGTTGTCCTTGATCCATTCATGGGGTCGGCATCGTTCGGCGAGGCCGCGCTTGGGCTAGGTCGCCGTTACGTCGGCATTGAGCTTGATCCGGCGTACTTCGCCGCCGCCTGCTCTCGCATCGCAGCCTATTGGGAGAATAACGGTGGCTGACAAGGCCCCCGCCCTCGCCCTCTACCCCTACCAGCGGCAGTGGCTGGCGGACAAGGCGCGCTTCAAGATCGGCATGTTCGCTCGCCAGACGGGCAAGACCTTCACCACCACGCTGGAGATCGTCGACGATTGTTTCGCCGCCGAGGCCGCCGGCAAGCGGGCGCGCTGGGTGATCCTGTCGCGCGGCGAACGCCAGGCGCGGGAAGCCATCGAGACCGGGGTCAAACGCCATATCGAGGCCTATGGCGCCGCCTGCCGGGTGATCGAGGGCCGCGAATCGATCGGCAAGACCGAGGTCACGAAGCTCGAGGTCGTCTTTCCAGGCGGTTCGCGCATCACCGCGCTGCCGGCCAACCCGGACACCGCCCGCGGCTTTTCCGCGAACGTCTTTCTCGACGAGTTCGCCTTTCACCAGGACAGCCACGCGATCTGGCGCGCCCTGTTCCCGGTCACGCGCAAGGGCTGGCGGCTGATCGTCACCAGCACGCCCAACGGCAAGGGCAACAAGTTTTACGAGCTGATGACCGACGCCAAGCTGGCCGACGTGTGGAGCCGGCATACGGTCGACATCCACCGCGCCGTCGCCGACGGCCTGCCGCTCGACATCCCCGCCTTCCGCGCGGCGATGAACGACGAGGATTCGTGGGCGCAGGAATTCGAGTTGCAATGGCTGGACGAGGCCAGCGCCTGGCTTTCGTATGAGCTGATCGACGGCGCCGAGAACCCGCAGGCCGGCAACCCGGAAAACTACGCGGGCGGCCCGTGCTGGGTCGGCGTAGACATCGGCGCGCGCAATGACCTCTTCGTCATCGCCGTCCTCGAGCAGGTCGGCGACGTGCTGTGGACGCGCGAGATCATCGCCCGCAAGCGCGTTACCTTTGCCGAGCAGGATGCCCTGCTCGACGACGTGTTTAACGCCTACCGCGTCACCCGCTGCTGCATGGACCAGACCGGCATGGGCGAAAAGCCGGTGCAGGACGCGCAGCGCCGCCACGGCAGCAGCCGCGTCGAGGGCGTGATCTTCACCGGGCCGGCCAAGCTGACCCTGGCCACCATCGGCAAAAATGCTTTCGAGGACCGCAAGATCCGCATCCCGCAGGGCAATGGCGACCTGCGCGCCGACCTCCACAAACTGAAGAAACTGACCGGCCCCACCGGCGCCCCGCGCTTCGTCGCCGAATCCGACGCCGCCGGCCACGCCGACCGCACCTGGGCGCTGTTCCTGGCGCTCAACGCCGCGGCCGGGCCGTCCGGCGGGACGTGCGCCGGCTTCCAGTCGCTGCCACGCACGCCGGGCAGGGACGACGACACCGGCAATACCACTAGGCGCATGTTCTAGGAGCCACCATGGCCAAGATTCTCGACCAGTACGGCCAGCCCATTGAGCTGGCCGCCATCGCCGAACCGCAGACCAGCCGGGTGGCGATGCTCGCCAATACCTACCTGACGAGCCAGCTCGACGGCCTCACGCCTTCCCGCGCCGCCAGCATCCTGCGGGCGGCCGACGCCGGCGACATCGTCGCGCAGCACGAGCTGTTCGACGACATGCTCGACCGCGACGCCCACCTCGGCTGCGAATTCGGCAAGCGCAAGGGCGCACTGCTGACGCTCGACTGGTCGATCGAGCCGCCGAGCAACCCCTCTGCCGCGGAAAAGACGCTCGCCGCCTGGGTCGAAGAGATCCTGCGCGACGTGGTCGACGACCTCGAGGACGTTATTCTCACGATGATGGACGCCGTCGGCCACGGCTTCGCGCCGGTCGAACTGGAATGGGCGCGCAGCGGCGGCGAATGGCTGCCGAAATTCCACCCGCGCCCGCAGACCTGGTTCCGCCTGTCGGCGAGCCGGCGCGAGCTGCGCCTCAACGACGGCAGCGCCGACGGCGCGGCGCCGATCCCGTTCGGCTGGATCATGCACCAGCACATCAAGCCGCGCACCGGCTACCTGCAGCGCATGGGCATCTGCCGCGTGCTGGTCTGGCCGTTCATCTACAAGGCGTACAGCATCGGCGACCTGGCCGAGTTCCTGGAAACCTACGGCCTGCCGATCATCCTCGGCAAGTATTACCAGGGCGCAACGCCGGACGAGAAATCCAGCCTGATGCGCGCGGTGACGGCGCTCGGCCACGACGCCCGCGCCATCATGCCCAATGAAATGGAACTCGAGATCCAGAAGGTGACTGGCAGCGGCGACAGCGCCCCGCATCTCTCTATGGTCGACTGGGCGGAACGGGCGCAGAGCAAGGCCATTCTCGGCCAGGTGCTGAGCGCCGAGGCCAAGGCGACCGGCATGGGCAGCGGCGTCGCCGACCTGCAGGGCGAGGTGCGCGAAGACATCAAGCGCGCCGACGCGCGCCAGGTTGCCGGCACCCTGACGCGCGACCTCGTCTATCCGCTGGTCGCCCTCAACAAGCCCGGCGTCGACGGCCTGCGCCGCTGCCCGCGCTGGGTCTTCGACCTGGGCGAAGCGGATGATCTGGCGCTGTACGCCGAAGCGCTGCCAAAGCTGGCCCAGGGTGGCGCGCGTATTCCCGTCACCTGGGTGCATGAAAAGTTGCGGATTCCCGAGGCCAGCGACAGCGAGGCGGTGTTCGGGGCGGCGCCGGCCGTGCCCGCCGGTCAGGCCGGGGCCAGCAACCCGCCGCCTCCCGCTGCCGCCGCGCTGACCGCACAGCCGGCCACGGACGGCCGCGACGCCATCGACGAACTGGTCGACGCCGAAACGGCCGACTGGCAGCCGCTGCTCGACCCGCTGCTCGACCCGCTCAAGGCCGCACTGGCGGCATCCGCCGCGGCCGGCGAGAGCGCCGCCGAGTTTCTCGCCCGCCTGCCGGCGCTGCTCGCCGAAATGGACGCCGCGCCGCTCGCCGAACGCTTGGCAAGAACTACCTTCACCGCGCGCCTCGCCGGCAACGCCGGCGTCTCCCCGGATGCCTGAATCCGCCGCGGCTGCGTTCGCCCGCCTGCAGACGCTGCCCGCCGAGCAGGCGGTCGCCTATCTCCAGGGGCGCGGCCAGCTTACCAAGACCTTCTCCTGGCAGGATCTGTGGCATGACGAGCATGCGCAGCAGTTCACCGTCAGCCGCCTTGCCCGGATGGACATCCTGAAGGCGATGCAGGACGGCATCACGGCCTCGGTGCAGGGCGACCTGTCGCGGCGCGACTGGACGCGTGACATCGGCGCGCTGCTGAAGAAGGAAGGCTGGTGGGGCGAGAAGGAAGTCCTCGACGAATTCACCGGCGAGATGGTGAAGACGAAGTTCGACCCGGCCCGCCTCAAGCTGATTTTCGACACCAACACGCGCATGGCCTACGCCGCCGGACTGTGGGAGCGCATCGAGCAGAGCAAGGGCAGCCACCCGTACATCCGCTACATCACCCGCGGCGACGAGCGCGTGCGCCTGCAGCACCGGCGCTGGGCGAACCTGACCCTGCCAGTCGATCATCCCTTCTGGAAGACGCGCTTCCCGCCCAACGCCTTCCGTTGCCGCTGCCGGGCGATGAGCATCAGCCGGGACGAATACGACCGGCGCAAGGCCGCCGGCACGATCGAGACCGGCGCGCCGCCGGACGATCCGCAGACCTTCGTGAACCAGCGCTCCGGCGAAGTCAGCCAGGTGCCGGCCGGCGTCGCCCCTGGCTTCGACTACAACCCCGGCATCGCCAGGGCTACGCGGCTGCGCCAGGTCGCCGCCGAGAAGATCGAGGCGTTGCCGGCGCCGCTGGCTGCCGCGGCGGTCAAGGACATCACCAGCAGCCAGGATTTTGCACGCTGGCTGGCACACCCGGAAGGCGCTTATCCGCTGATTGTCATTCCCGATGCGGACGCGCTATCGATCGGATCGAAAGTGCACACCGGCATGCTGTCAGCCGATACGGCAACGAAGCAGGTTGGCGCCCATCCGGAGATGACCGCGGCTGAATACGCCTTGGCGCAGTCGGTCATCGATGGTGCAACGGACAAGGTCCAGGACACGGCGCACAGCCTGATCTACATCCGTGAGGAAGTCACCGAAGAACAGGGCGGCCACGTCCTGATTGTCAAGGCGACCAAGACCGGAAGGGGTCTCTGGGTAACCAGTTACCGGCGGTTGTCGCGTCAGGAGGCCGAGCGCGACGCGGAGGTTTCGCGCCTGCTGGCCAAGGGAAAGAAGTGAGGCCGCGCCTGGTCGGCCTCTTGGGGTCTGCGTGGCGGACTCCCGTCCCCGCCAACGGAACCTCGGGGGGCCAGGTGCCCCCTCTGCGATCTGCCGGGAGACAAATTTTGCCGCAGTCCCTTGACTGCAGTATAGGACAATGGCGGCGATAACGAAAGGATCCGCCATGTGCCAGAACATCGACGATTTCAACCGCGGCTGCGTGCCGATCATGGCGCTGCTGGCATGAGCCTGACGATAACCGCCAACACCCCGCTGGTCATCGAGCGTCTGCAGCAGATCGCCGCCCGTCTCGGCGACCTGAAGGCGCCGCTGGGCGCCATCGGCATGGAGATGGAATCGCGGATCAGCGCCCGCTTCGAGTCGCGGAGCGACCCGCAGGGCCACCCGTGGGCGCCGTGGCTGCCGTCCACCCGCAGACGCTACCCGAAGGACGGCCATGGAACCATTCTTGACCGTTACGGCGACATGCTCGCCAGCCTGTCGCACAAGGCAAACGAAAAAAGCGTCACCATCGGCTTCGGCCAGCCCTATGCCGCGTATCACGAGTGGGGGACGAAGCACATGGAGCGGCGCGGCCTGCTCTTCGCCGACCCTGACGCCGGCACCCTGGGGTCAGGCGACGAGGCAGCAGTGCTGAATGTGCTCGACGGCTTCCTGCGGCAGGCGATCGGCTGAAATGGACCGAGCTACAGAATCGCGCCAGGACGCGCTAAAAGAGGCGGGTGGCTACTTGGGTATTCCCAGGGTGGCGAAAGTGAAATTTAACGCGCCTTTAACGCTATCTCCGGGCATTTTGTTTTGCCACGGAAGGGCACATAATGACCCGGTGCGATTCTTTGCGGAGGGCGTGATGCGTTTCTGGCTGCTGGTGGCACTGCTGGCGGCTCCCGGATTGGCCGCTGCCCAGACCTACAAATGCAACATCGGTGGCAAGTTCGTCTACTCGGACGCCCCTTGTTCCGGGCCGGGCTCGCGGGTCGACGCCGGCGGGCCGGACCAGCGCGCCGAGATCGAGGCGCTGCGCCGCGCCCTGAGCGAAAAGCAGCAACTGCAACGCATCGAACGGCAGAAGGCGGCCGACGACGCGCGCTTCAATGCCGAGGTTGCCGCGGTCGCTGCCGAGGACCGGCGCGCCGCCCAGGCGAGAGCGTCGCGCTGCAATGCGGCGCAGAGCGATAAGACGACCAATGATCGCCGCGTCGCCCGCTACCAGGATTGGGGCTGGCAGAACAGCCAGAACCAGGCGCGCACGGAACGCGAAGCCGCCGAACGCCGCATGCGCGACCACTGCGACTGATCGAACCCGCCGGGAAGCGTCGAAGCGCCTCCCCCTGACCGCTGCGCTGTCCGCCGATCACAATCGGCGGCATGGCGAATCCACACCACAAGACCTCAGTTGCCGCGCTGGCCTCCGCGCTGCCTGCCGACGGGCGCGCGGTGCAGCTGCTGCCGGCGGGGGTCTTCCGCGCCGGTGACGGCTCCGGCCGCCCGGCCGATGCGCCGCACTGGAAGCTCGATGCCGCCGCCGCCGCCCGGTTGATTGCTCGCGTCGCCGCCAAGGCGAACCCGCTGGTGATCGACTACGAGCACCAGACCCTGTACGCCGAGAAGAACGGCCAGAAGGCGCCTGCCGCCGGCTGGTTTTCCGGGAAGTCGCTGCAGTGGCGCGACGGGGTCGGCCTGTTCGCCGTTGCTCCCGAATGGACCGATGCCGCGGCCGGGCACATCGCCAGCCGCGAATACCGCTTCATCTCCCCAGTCTTCGAATACGACCGCGCCAGCGGCGAGGTCCTCGACCTGCGCATGGCGGCGCTGACCAACAATCCCGGCCTGTCCGGAATGGCGGCCGTCGCCCTGACGGCCTTGAACGACTTTTCCACCCAGGAGGACCCCGTGAACGAAACCCTCAAGAAGCTGCTGGCCGCCATCGGCCTGGCGGAAGACGCCGGCGAAGCCGACGCCCTGGCCGCGGTCGCCGCGCTCAAGGCCAAGGCCGAATCCGCCGAAGGCCTGACCACCCAGATTGCCGCGCTCAAGGCGCAGAACCCCGACCCGGCCAAGTATGTCGCGGTCGAGACGATGCAGAGCCTGCAGAGCCAGGTCGCCGCACTGACCGCCCGCCTCAACGACGGCGAAGTCGGCGAAGTGGTGGAGGCCGCGCTCGCCGCGGGCAAACTGCTGCCGGCGCAGAAGGATTGGGCAGTCGAGCTCGGCAAGTCCAACCTCGCCGCGCTCAAGGCCTACGTCGAAAAGACACCGGCGATCGCCGCGCTGACCGGGACGCAGACCGGCGGGCAGGGCGGCAAGAACGATTCCCATCAACCCACCGACGCCGACCTGAAGGTGATGAAGGCCATGGGCCTGACCGCCGAACAGTTCGCCGCCGGCAAACTGGAGGTTTAAGTCATGGCCGCTCTTTCTGCCGCCCGTAACACCCCGGAACGCGCCGGCGAGGTCTTCGGCTTCCCGGTCAAGGGGTCCACCACCGTCTACCAGGGCAGCCTGGTCGCCCTCAATGCCGGCTACGCGGCGCCGGGCGCCACCGCCACCGGCCGCATCGCCGTCGGCCGTGCCGAGGAAACCGTCGCCAACGCCGGTTCCGATGGCGCGGTCGCGGTCAATGTCAAGCGCGGCGTCTTCAAGTTCGGCAATTCGGCCGCCGGTGACGCGATCGCCCAGGCAGACGTTGGCGCCGACTGCTACATCGTCGACGACCAGACGGTCGCGAAAACATCAGCCACCAACACCCGCAGCATCGCCGGCAAGATCGTCGCGGTCGATAGCGACGGGGTGTGGGTGCAAGTCGGCCTTGGCCTGTAACCGGAGAAACCCACCATGATCATCACCGCCTCCACCCTCGCCTCGCTGCAGCAAGGCTTCAACGCCGCGTTCAAGCAGGGCTTCGGCTCGGTCACCCCGAGCCTCGACCAGGTCGCCATGCGCGTGCCGTCTTCGACCAAGACCGAGAATTACGGCTGGATGAAGGACCTGCCCGGCATGCGGGAATGGGTCGGCCAGCGCACGATCCTCAATCTCGAGTCGTCCGCCGCCGCGCTGACCAACAAGAACTACGAGCACACCATCGGCGTCGACCGCAACAACATCGAGGACGACCGGCTGGGAATCTATTCGCCGATGTTCGCGATGCAGGGCGAAATCGTCGCGCAGCACCCGGATTCCCTGGTCTGGGGCCTGCTCCCGACCGGCTTCTCCGCCACCGGCTTCGACGGCCAGTATTTCTTCGATACCGATCATGTGGGCTACACGTCGGCCGGCGCCGAGACGTCGTGGAGCAATACCGGCGGCGGTTCGGGCGGAGTGTGGTTCCTCATGGATCTCAGCCGCAACTACATGAAGCCGCTGATCTTCCAGGAGCGCAAGGCCGCCGAGTTCGTCAGCCTCAACCGCGCCACCGACCCGAACGTCTTCATGGAGCGCCAGTACCTGTTCGGCGCCGAGGCGCGCTACGTCGCCGGCTTCGGCTTCCACCAGCTCGCCTACGGATCCAAGAGCACGCTCGACGCGACCAACTTCAACGCCGCACGCCTCGCGCTGGAGACGCAACGCCGTCCCGACGGATCGCCGCTGCCGGTGCTGGCCACGCACCTGGTGTGCGGCCCGACCCGCCGCGCCGAGGCTGAGGCGGTGCTGATGAAGGAGTACCTGGCGAGTGGCGAAAGCAACACCAACTACAAGGCGGTGAACCTGATCGTCAATCCGTACCTGGGCTGATCCCCGGACGCTGAGCCCTAGCCCCTTCCAACGAGGGGGCTTTACTGAGCGTGACAGGAACCGAAATGGCAAGCAAAACGAAATCGACGGCGGCCAGGCCCTGCGCCGCCATTGTCGTAACCAGCGAGGTCGATGGCTTCCGCCGCGGCGGGCGTGTCTGGTCGCGGACCCCAAAAACCGTTCTTCTTGCGGAGATTGACGCGGCGACGGTCGCCGCGCTCGAGGCCGAGCCGAAGCTGACCGTCGAATACATCGCCGCCATCGGCACAGGCGCCTGAAATGGCCTATGCCGCCCTCGCCGATCTGATCGCCCGCTTCACCGAGGTCGAACTCGCCCAGGTGGCGGATACCGACGGCTCGGGCGAGATCGACGCGGCCTTGGTGGCGCGGGCGCTCGGCGATGCCGGCGCCGAGATCGACGCGGCCCTGGTCGGGCGCTACACGCTGCCGATGGTGCCGGTGCCCGAGCTGCTGACGCGCATCGCCTGCGACCTGGCGCGCGAGTCGCTTTATGCCGACCGCCCGACCGACGCGGTCAGCAACCGTGCCAAACAATCCCGCGACCTGCTCAGCGCGATCGCCGCCGGAAAGCTGCGCTTCGACGCTGCCGCGGCGCCCGCCGCCGAGAGCAGCGAGGGTCTGGTCGAGATCGTGACCGGGCGGCGCACCTCGCCGTTCAACGTCTGACATGCCGCTTCTCGACGCCGAGCCCCTGCTGGTCGACCGCCTCAAGGCGGCCTGCCCGGCCGTTTCCGGCAACGTCTTCGCCGCCGCCGATCTGGCCGCGGTCCAGGAAGCCGCGCAGGTGACGCCGGCGCTGCATGTCGTGCTCCACCATTACCGCAAGCTGGACGACGACGCCGGGTCGGGAACGCTGTGGCGCGAGACCTGGCTGGTTGTCGCCTGCGTTAAAAACGTGCGCCAGCATGTCGGTGCGTCCGCTATCCGTAACGCGGCCGGCGCGCTGTTGGCCGAGGTCATGGCGGCGCTCGACGGCTGGCGCTGTCCGGGCGCGGTCGGCCTGGTGCGCGCTATCGACCCGCCGGCGCCGCTGGTGACCGACGGCTTCGGCTATTTTCCGCTGGCGTTCGCGGTGAACACCGTGACAACCGGGGCGGAGGATCTATGAGCGCAGTCGGCGCCCGCTTCGACCTGGTCGGACCGCACGCGCTGGTGCGGGGGCTGCCGTGGTCGCTCAACTTCACGCGGCACGCCGGTGCGCAGAAGACGCCGGTCGACCTCACCGGCTGCTCCGCGCGCCTGGTGATCACCGGGCTGCTCGAAACCGCCGAGCCGCCGGCCCCGCTGGAATTCACGACGACGGGCGGGAACATCGTGCTCGGCGGCAGCGCCGGCACCGTTGCCATCGCCCTCGACGAGACCGACACCGCCGACATCCCGGACCGCGCGCTATACCGCTTCTACCTGACCGACTCGCTCGGCAAGGAAGCCCTGCTGCTGCGCGGCCGGCTCGGCGTGATCATGGAGGACGCGTGACCGACGTCGTCGAGATCGGCCGCAGCGACTGGATCGTCGTCGTCGCGCCTGGTATTACCGAAACCATCGCCGTCCCGTCACCGACGCTCGACCTGGTCGAGTTCGCCGAGCAGGGTCCGGCCGGGCCGAAAGGGGACACCGGGGCCACCGGGCCGCAGGGCGATCCGGGGCTTTCCGGCGCCAACTATGTGCATAACCAGATGGTCCCGTCCGCGACGTGGACCGTCACCCACAACCTCAACCGCTACCCGTCGGTGACCGTGGTCGATTCAGCCGGCAGCGTCGTCATCGGCGCCGTCTCCTACGTCTCGCCCGACGTCGTATCGATCGAGTTTTCCGCCGGCTTCTCCGGCGCCGCCTATCTCAACTAAGGAGCCCCTGCCATGGCCCAGAAATTCCTAACCGCGATCGACCTGACCAAGCAGGAACTGCAGAACGCGCGCATCCAGAACCTCGCCAGCGCTCCCGGTTCGCCGGTCGAGGGCCAGGTCTATCACGACACGGTGACTCATGCGACCTACATCTGGAACGGCAGCGCTTGGCGCCCGGTCGATGCGGCCAAGCTGACCGACGGCACGATCGCCAACACCGCGCTGACGACCAACCCGCTGGCGCGCGGCAACCACACCGGCACCCAGACGGCGAGCACGATCTCCGACTTCGACACGCAGGTGCGCACCAGCCGACTCGACCAGATGGCGGCGCCGACCGCCGATGTCTCGCTCAACAGCCGGAAGATTACCGGGCTGGCGACTCCGGTCTCCGGCACCGACGCCGCGAACAAGAACTACGTCGACGACACCGTCGCCGGCCTCTCGTGGAAGAACGAGGTTCGGGTCGCGACGACCGCCGCCGGCACGCTGGCCTCGAGCTTCGCCAACGGCCAGACGGTCGACGGCACGGTCCTGGCCACCGGCGACCGCATCCTGATCAAGGACCAGGCGGCGCAGACGGAAAACGGCATCTACACCGTCAACTCCTCCGGCGCGCCGACGCGCGCGACCGACGCCGATTCGGCGGGCGAGATCAACGGCGCCGCCGTCTTCGTCACCAACGGCACGGCCAACCAGGGCACGCGCTGGGTCTGTAACGTCACGGGCACGATCACGCTCGGCAGTACCAATATCACCTTCGTCCAGTTCGCCGGCGGCCAGACATACACCGCCGGCAACGGCCTGACGCTGAATACCAACGACTTCAACGTCGGCGCCGGCACCGGTATCTCGGTGGCTGCCGACTCGGTCGCGATCGATACCGCGGTGGTCGTGCGCAAATACGCGGCGAACATCGGCGACGGAAGCACGACCGCGATTGCGGTCACCCACAGCCTGAACACGCTCGACACGACCGCCGAGGTATTCACGAATTCCGACGGCACCAAGGTCTTCTGCGACGTCGCGCACACGAGCGTCAACGTGACCACCTTCACTTTCGCCGTCGCGCCGACCAGCAACCAGTACCGCGTCGTCATCCACGCCTAAGCCATGAAGCTGCTCAACGCGCTGACGGCGCCCGTCGTCAGCGCCCTGCCTTCCGCCTCGGCCACCCTCGCCGGGGCGATTTACCGGCTGAGCACCAACAACAAGGCGTACTGGTGCGACGGCTCGGCGTGGCGCGCGATCGACATCACCGTGGCGGCGTCGGCGCCGAGCAACCCGCAAACCAACGACCTGTGGGTCGACATTTCGTAAGGGCAACCCATGCTGATCCTGAGCAGCACCTCCGACATCATCCGCGTCGTGACCGGAGCGTCAGCCAGCGTCACCGTCTCGGTGGCGGCCGTCGACAACACCTCGGGAACCATCACCGTTCCCGACCTGCCGCCGCTGGCGCCGATCACCACGGCGGCGACGACGACGATCTGCGCGGCGCCGGCTTCCGGCGTGCAGCGCAACGTCAAGGCCATCTTCCTGACCAACAACCACGCCACAGTGGCGACGACGGTCGTCGTCCAGCGCTACAACGGCACGAACTCCGCCGACCTGATGGGGGTGACGCTGCTGCCGGGCGAGAACTGCATCCTGAGCGAGGACGGGTCATGGCATCACCACGACGCGCAGGGCGGCGAATACACGTACACCGTACCGGCGCGCGGCTGCCTCGGGGCGACCGGAGTCTTCGCCGAAACGATCCCGCGCGAGCTGTGCCCGGAAGTCAACTCGACGATCGGCGCTTCCGGCACGCTGTTCCTGCAGGCGATCTACCTCAACGCCGGCCAGCTGGTCAGCAACATCTCGATCTGTTCGGCGACGACGGCCGTCGCCTCCGGGACCAACAGCTTTTTCGCTCTCTACGACGCCAGCCGCAACTTGCTGGCGCAGTCGGCCAACTACACCAGCGAGGCATGGTCGGCGAACACCGTCAAGACCAGGGCGATGACCTCCGCCTACCGCGTGCCAACCTCCGGCCTCTACTACATCGGCCTACTGCAGGTGGCGACGACTATCGCCACGATCAAGGGCGGAACCGCCAAGACCGGCGGCCAGCTCGCCGCGGCTGCGCCGGCCCTGCACGGCACGTCGAGCACCGGCCTGACCACCTCACTGCCCAACCCGGCCGCCGCCATCACCGGCGGCACGGCGTCGATGTACGCCGCCGTTTCCTAAGGAGCCTGAATATGAGCCTGACCCCCGCCCAACTCGTCACCCTCAAGGCCGCAATCCTCGCGGAACCGGCGCTCGCCGCCGATGTTGCCGCCGGCAACCAGGGCGTCATCCTCGACTACATGAACGCGGATTCATCGCCTGCGTTTATCGTCTGGCGTTCGTCCGTCAAGGTCGAGGAGATCTACGATGCGATCGCCTGGTCGGCGCTCACGCCGACAGACAATCCGGACGACACGCAGGCCTGGCTTAACCGCTCGCTCGCCTGTCAGGGCAAGCAGTTCAACCTGCAGACGATGCTGACCGGGAGGGCGACGATCAGCGGCGCCAAGCCGGCGATCCGCGCCGGGCTGCAGGATGCGCTGACCAATGTCCCGTCGGGGACCGGCGGCGCCGCCGTCAATGCCGGCTGGGCGGCAGTCAAGTCAGCGCTGAGCCGAGCCGCGACGCGCGCGGAGAAACTCTACGCGACCGGCGCCGGCACCACCGCGGCGCCTGGGTCGCTGGTGGTTGACGGAAAGCTGGCGATGTACGACATCGTGCAAGCCTTGACGCAGGTTTGACATGAGCACCGTCTCCGCCGTCCAGGGCAGCCGCACCTCCCTCACCGTCACCGGTCTGTCGACGCTGGCGGCCAGTACGTTCGTCGCGTCCAGTGCCTACAACTGCTCGACGAATGACCCGCTCGAGGTGCTGGTCGAGGTGGCCATCGCCACGACCAACACCCCAACCGGGAACACGAAGGTCGACGTATTCGCACAAGCTTCGCTGGACGGGACGAACTATAGCAGCGGTCCGACCAGCGGCACCGATACCACGGACGAGGCCGACCTGCACTATCTCGGCTCGGTTCCGGTTGCCTCGTCGACGACCACGCACAGGCGCGTCTTCCCGGTTTCTTCGGCCTTCGGTGGCGTGTTGCCGGCATACTTCAAGGTTGTCATCAAGAACGACCTCGGTGTAGCACTGACCTCTGGGGCTGTCTATACGGCCGAGGTGCTCGGCAGCGTGGCGTAAATGTCCCGGCTGCTCCCCCCGGCGCGGTGGACGCGGCAACCACAAATCCCGGTCGGGATTGACTCGAGCAACACAATCACCCGGTTGTTGCGGTTTGCCTACAACGGCGCGACCGGCATCGACCATGTCTATCTCCGCGACAAAAATCCGTTCCCCACGGTAATGCCGTCCGGAGCGCCGTTGCGGGCGGCTCCAAAGGATGGCGGACGGGGCAGGCGCCAGTCAGGTGTAGGAGGGGACCAACTCCAGATTTACTTCACTGACCGCGTTTTTCCGGCACCGACGTCCTATAGCATCACGCTCGCCGTGCGCTTTTATGCGGCGGCCGACGTAGATCAGAAAGCCTTCTCTTTCTCCGACGAAACCTATGATCGCGGGTTCGAGATCGGGACCAACTGGACCAACGTCAATGTCTGGGCAAAAGACAACAATAGTGTCGATTGGGCGGAGACGGCCGGCCCGGCATATTCCGCTGGCGACGTAATCGACGCGGTAGTTGTCGTCGAGGCTGGCGCGCCGCTTAAACTCTATGTCGGGAAAGGCGGCGCGGTTTCAAATAGCGCGAGCAATTACTCGAACGACAGCGTTGGATTATCCACCGTCTCGCTGGTCGTCGGCTCCTACAATATCGCCGGATCGCAGCCGCTGAACGGCATCGTCACCCACGCGATGGTGTGGGACAGAGCGCTGTCAAAAGCGGAAGTCATGGAGGTGCTGCGCAATCCGTGGCAGGTGTTCGCGCCATTGCCTCGGGTGGTGCTGCCAGTGCCGGCGCCCGCAGCACCGCCGGTGCTTTCCGGGACCGCCGGCCAGTGGGACAAGACGCTGCTCCTCGACGGCTGGTTCGGCGAGGTCGCCGGCATCAAGGGATGGTACGCCGTCGACTTCATGGCGCCGGCGGCGGCCGGCGGGACTGTGCTCAAGGTCTGGACCGGGAGCGCCTGGGTGGCGAAACCGCTCAAGCGCTGGAACGGATCCTCCTGGGTTGCCGCAACGTTAAAGCGCAAGGCGGGGTCGGGCTGGGTGTAACGCAGGAAACGGCGTGCTCCCCGTGTCGAAGCACCTCCCCCTGACCGGGTCCGCGCGCGCGTGAAAGACTTGGGGGGTCATCCATCCAGACCACCAGGAGAATTCCGCCATGTCCGCACCCACCGCCATCCTCAAGGGCCCGCTCTACCTCAAGAAGACGAGCGGCGGCACGCAGCTGCTGTCGACCGGCAATGCGACCAAGCTGACGCTGTCGCACGAGATCGAGGAAAAGACGATCCCCAACATGCAGAACCCCGGCGGCGGCAACCATGACTCGTTCAAGCGCGTCAAGGCGGTCAAGATGGCGTGCCAGTTCCGCAACATGAGCAAGGAAGTGCTCGAGATCGCCTTCGGCGCGAAGGTGACCACCGTCACCGGCGGCGCGATCGCCGACGAGGCCCACAACGACATCGTCATCGGCAGCCTGATCAAGACGGTCAAGCCGGCGGACAGCGCCGCGACGATGACCGTCAAGAAGGGCGCGACGACCTTTGTCGAGGGCACCGACTACCAGCGCGTCCGCGCCGGCATCATCCCGCTGGCCACCGGCACCATGGTTGCCCTCGACGACATCACGATCGACTACACGGCGCTCGCCACGTCGCGCGTCGACGGCCTGATGTACACGTCGCAGGAGTTTTCCGGCGTATTCGACGGGGTCAACGAGCGCAGCGGCAAGCCGGCGATGGGCACCTTCTACCGCCTGGTCTTCGGCCCGGCGACGAACATCGAACTGATCGGCGACGAGTTCGCCGGCTTCGACTGCGAAGCCGAATGCCTGGCCGACGACACCAAGCCGGTGACCGAATCGCCGTTCTACTTCTTCGAGATCGGCGGCGTCTCATGATGCGGGTGATCCGCGAAATCGAGGTCGGTGCCGTCAAGATTCAGGTCAAGGAATTGACGGTCGGTGAGATCAGGGCGTGGTGGAAGGAATCCGGCATGGTGTCCGGAGACCTGGTGGATGCCGCCCTGTTCGAGGAATTCAGCCTGCCCGACCTGCTGCGCATGACCGACCTGACGACCGAGGCCGTCGCCGGGCTGGCGCCGTCCGAACTGCGCCAGGTGTTCGCCGTTGCCGAGGAGGTCAACGCGGATTTTTTCGCGATGCGGAGCCGGGCGCTGGCGCTGGGGCGGGCGGCTCTGTCCGGGGACTCGAAACCGCCGCTCTAGCGCTGGCCGCCAACGGGCACGCGGGGGTGTGGGATTACCCGTGGTCGGCATTCTCTCTGGCGTGCGAACTCTCTTCCAAGGCGTGATGCGTGGCCAATAACCTCTCCCTGAAGCTGATCATCGACGGCACCGCGACCGGCGCGCTCAAGGCGCTGGCGCAGGTGCAGTCCGGCACGGCCGGCGTCGAGTCGCAGCTCAAGCGGCTGCAGGACGCCGGCCGCAACGCATTGCAGTTCTTCGGGGTCGGCCTCGGTATCAGCGAGCTGATTCGCCTCGCCGACACCTACACCCAGATGACCAGCCGCCTCAAGCTGGTCACGCAATACACCGGCGACTTCGATACCGTCTTCGCCGGCCTGGCCGACTCCGCGCGCGCGACGCGCTCCGACCTCGCCGGCACCGTCGACCTGTTCACCAAGATTTCGCCGGCCCTGCGTGGCATCGGCCTCAACGGCGCGCAGTCGGTCGGTGTCATTACGACCATCAACCAGGCGATCGGCATTTCGGGCGCTTCGGCGCAGTCGGCCGCCGCCGCGCTGCTGCAACTTGGCCAGGGCCTCGGTGCCGGCGCCTTGCGCGGCGAGGAATTCAACTCGGTGATGGAAAACACGCCGGGGCTGGCGCAGGCGATCGCCGACGGCCTCGGCGTGCCGATCGGCGAGCTGCGCAAGCTCGCGGAAGAAGGCAAGCTGACCGCCGACACGGTGGCCGGCGCGTTGCAGAAGGTCGCGCCGCAGATCGAGGCGGATTTCGTGAGGATGCCGAAGACCGTCAGTCAAGCGTTGACCGGGTTGAAGACCGAATTCCTGCTCTTCGTCGGCGCCACAGATCAGGCTTCCGGCAGCAGCTCGACGCTGGCCAACGTGATCGGCGCCGTGGCGGATGAATTCAGGGAGGCGGGGCCTGCCGTCACCGCCTTCTCGGAAACGATCAAGGCCATGATCAACGGCTTCGACGCCCTGTACCGCATGATCAAGATCGTCGGCCTCGGGCTGGGCGGCTATGCGGCGGCGGCTAGGGCTGCGCTGACCGGCGACTTCGCCGGCGCCAGGCAGATCTGGCAGGATCTCGGCAGGGACATCGAGGACGTGCTGACGAAGCCCCTGCTGACCGAGCCGAAAGTGACCGAAGCAGCGGTCAACACGGCCAAGAAGCGCGAACTGCTGCAAGCGCAGCTCGCCGCGCAGGTCGATAAGTTGGAGGCGCAGAAGCTCTACGTGGCGACCGGCAGCCTGGACAAGGTGGCGGCCAAGGAAAAGGAGGCGATCGATCGGCGCATCGCCGACCAGCAGCGCCTGGTCGACGCCGTGCGCAACGCCTGGCAGGCTTCGCTCAAGGAGGCAGAAAGCGCCGCCGAGAAAGCCGCCGACCTGCTCGACAAGGCGCGCCAGAAGCGCAATTCGACGACCGACAAGGTCTTCGATCTGCGCAACAAGGATCTGTCTCCGGAAGACCGGGCGGCGGCGGCCGCAGACCAGGCGCAATCCCTTTTCGATCAGGGGAGCTACGCCGCCGCCGCCAGCAACGCGGCGCGCCTCGACGGGCGCTTCAAGGCGGCGGAGAAGTACCAGAAGCAAGCCGAGGAATTCCTGCAGCGCGCCGAATCGTTCGCGGACAAGGCGGGCAGCGCCGACCTGGTCGAGAGCATCGGCAACGCCCAGGCGGACCTGCTGGCGGCGCAGGCTGCGGCCAAGCAAGGCGAAGCCGATAAGCTGGCGGCGCAGGCTGCGGAGCAGGCGAAGCTGCTCAACGATCTCCAGGCGCAGCTTGAAAAGATGAAGGCCGACGCCCGCGCGATCGAGGTTAAGGTCGAGATTGCTGACGCCGAGACCAAGATCAAGGGGCTGCAGGGACAGATCGACGCGCTGCCGGAGTCAAAGACGGTGACGGTTACGGTCAATACGGTACAGGCCGGTCTGAACGCTGGCGCCGCACCGCAAGCCAATCAGCCGGTCGCCGCGGACATCAACTCCGCCGGTCTGGGTGGGTTCGCCTACGGCGGCCAGCTCCCCGGCCATGCGCCGCACGACCGCGCCGACAATATGCTCTACTGGGGCACGCCCGGCGAGTGGGTGATCCAGCGCCCGGCGGCGCGTTACTACGGCCCTGCCTTCATGGCCGCGGTTAACGCCATGAAATTGCCGAAGTTCGCCTCGGGCGGCGTGCTCGGCGGCAGCGCCATCGACCGCTTGCGCGTCCCGGCGATGCCGTCTGGGGCTGCTCCCGCTGCCGCGCGCAACCTCACCCTCGTACTTGACGGGCAGCGTTACGGCGTGAGCGCTGGTAACGATACGATCGACCGCATCTCGGGCTACGTTGCCCGAGAAGCGCTGCGCAAGGGGCGCCGGTGAAAATTCTCAAGATCGGCAGCGGTTTCGAACTCCCGGTCTACGCCGGCTTCGACGTGACCCAGCGCTATGAGCCGATCGGCGGCGAAACGATCCTGCGCGCCTGCTCCGGGCGCGGCATCAAGCAGATGACCTGGCGCAAGACGCGGATCGTCACCAGCGGCGGCGGCTGGGTCCCGGATGGCATCCAGAGCCTTGATTTCAGCGCACAGTATGCGGTGGGTTGCATCGTCGCGGAGACCATCCCGGCCGTGCTCGCCACGCGCCAAGCGACGCTGCCGACCACCCGTCGCACCGATACCGGGCATACCCCGTTCGGGTTGGCGCAGTTGCCGGGTGGGCAGACAGTGGAATCCGCCGTCAGCATCGTCGCGAACGTGGCAACCGTCACCGCTGTATCCGGCGCGGTGGCTTATCAGGTCGGCTATTACCCGTTGCTGACCTGCTGGATAAACCGTCCGACGAAAAGCGGGCCGGCGTATGCGTGGGAACTCGTTGCGGAAGAGGTGTAAATATGGGAATTGTTCACGCGAAGCTTTCAGGAATCACCAATCCTTCCGATCCAAACCTGGTCGGCGGGGAAGACTGGGATGCCGATCACCTGGTCGTCGGGCCGGCGCTAGTCGGCGTGGCGCAACTGCTGCTTACCACTGGCGGCGCAATCTCCAGCCAGCAGTATTCCGGATTCGATTCCGCGTTTTCCAAAACAGCGACCGGAACCTATCGCGCCGACTACGACCGTGCAGCGTATGGCGATGCCGATCCGATGATCACCGCGAGTCTGTCGCAACCATCTTCGGCTGATTATTCGGTGCGCTGGAGCCTGGAAAACGACGGGACGGATTACGTCAAGCTCGTGACCATCGATAGCACCGGGGCGGCCGCGAATTACAGCTCAGGGTATCTCACCGTGCATGCTGTAGCAATTCTTGATACGCAGCCTGTGGGCGGGTAATGCCGGCCTTTGACGTCATCTTCGACGGCGCGGCATTCGATACCGCTGGCGTTGTTGCGGCCCTGCCGCTGCGTGTCGATGTGTCCGCCAGGGAAACGCCAATGCTGCCTGTGCGCGTGTCTGTCGTATCAGCGGACATCGTTACGGACGGCGGCAGCAACGCGGCCGCGTGGGCTTTGCTGGTCTATGTCCGCGGTGCCAGCGAGACGACCAACGTCATCGGCCAGGTGACAGTCGAGGCTGAGGAAAACGCCGCGCGTATTGCCGACCTGACGCTATACCGTGCCAGTGGCACGACGTTCGTACAGACGGACTGGATCGGGGCGCCGGTCGAGATATGGCTGGCGAATTACGTCAACGGCGTGGCAGTCAATGCGGTGCCGATTTTCACCGGGTCGGTCGAATTGCCCACCTTGACGCCGGGAAGCGGCCTGCTGCGCCTGCATTGCGCCGATGCGCGGCAGACGATGATCGACGCGCTTGACGAGGCCTCTGTTTCAAATCTCTGCATCAATTCGCGATGGTCCGCGTCGGTCTTTGACAAGGGCGCCCCGATGTCCACGCGTGCGGCGGATCTGTTGTCGACCATCGAGGCGTCGCTTGATGTCGTGCCAGGATCCGGGTTGCGCCTGTCGAATTGGCGCGACATTTTCCCGGAAACCGTGCTGAGCGATGATGACGTTCTGGACGGCAGCGTTGCGGTCGATTTCGCCGAGCGGTCAGGAATGACCAATCAGATTACGATCAGTTTTTCGCATCGGTTTCCGCGCAACAAGGCCGAAGGTTATCTGATCGGCTTCGACATCCTCGCCGTCGCGCAGACGAGCTTCGGACAGTGGGTCAAAAATGGCGGCCAGTTCCTGATGCGCGAGACGGTGACGCGGGCGATCGAGGCGGCCGGGGCGAGCATTGCCAGCGTCGAGTGGATTGAGCTGCCGACGCACGCCGTGCAGCTGCCGAACAACAGCGGCTACTGGCTGCCGAATCCGGCGGTTCACAATCTCCTCTGTCTAGGCTTCGGCGCCGTCGTGTCATTCGATTTTCACGGCGAAACGACCGAAACCTATTCGTTGACGGTGCAGAATTCGGCCAGCATTGCGCGCTTTGGCGTCATCAAAAGCCAGATGTCCGGCGCAATGGATGGAATCTTCGAAGACCAGACCGCGGCGGAGCACGCGGCGCTTCTCTACAAGAAAAAGATTTCCACCATCCCGCCGCGGTCGACGGTTCCCATTTCTGTCGGATATGTCAATTCGGCAGATGTGGAACTGACGAGCGAAACTGATCATTATGCGGCCGTTGCCGCCATGGAATGTTTGCTGGCCATCGCGCGCGTGAAGATCGCCGCGGCGCATCGGCGGAACTCAGTCACCGCGCGGATCCCTGCGGACCCAGCCGTCGACTTGTGGTCAACGGTAACGATGGATGCCGGCGGCGTCGCCGCCAGCGGCAAGGTCAAGCGCGCGGTGCATCGATTCAACCCGGAAAGCGGAGAGGCCATTACGGAATTCACGCTGGCAATCTCCGCATGCGCCGGTCCGGAATACACCCACGGATACACGGACGGGATTGTTCCGGATGGAACGTCAGCCGGAATGGGCGAGGCCGTTTCAGCGGTGACGATCAACTGGAATGGCGGATATGGGCAGGACGGGACGTTGACCATCATATTCCCGGAGGTCAGTTCTGCAGAGCGCAACAGTACCTCTGCGGCGATCTCGGCGACGTATGAAACCGACGTGAACGAAAACCCTATAGAGGTAACGCTATGAGCATCGGATTTTTTCAGGACTTCGGGTTATCGCAACCCGCCACCCGGTTGCTGGCAACGGCCGCAAGCGATGGAGCAGGGTCTTCCGATCACCTTTTCTATTTCGGCGGAACGGATGTGTCGCGTGAGCATGTTGCGGAAAGTGATCCCGGCGTCGACAACGTGGTAATCAGCATCGCTGACAGTTCTGGCGGAACGCTCTTGCTGCCGTCGGCGTTAAAACTCGCGGTTGCTCAAGTCGACCTAGATACAGCGACGCCTGGCGCTTCGCTATCGGTGGGTACCAACATCATCGGCGGGGCGGCAAACGCAATCCCGGTGTGGGTCCGCGTCGATGCGCCGGCGATTGCGGCAATGATCTACAACAACCTGACGCTGACCACGAACGCGCTGCTTTCGCGGGAAATCGCCTGATGGCCAAGGACCTGACCGAAGCCCTGCGGGCATTGACGGAAGCCGGCGCCGGCCAGACATCGCGCGTCGACAAGGCGCTACCAGATAGACCCAACCCGCCGGCCATTCCTTCGCGCACTGGTACTGCCGGGAGAGTCCCCGGCGCAGCAGGGACGGGAATCGCCAGCCCTCTGACAGAGACGGCATTTGCTGACCGGCAATATTGGACGGGCGGAATCCAATCGACTGATGGCCTATTCCAACTTCCGGCAATCAAAAGCATTTCTCTGAAAGATGCCAACGACGCTCCGGTAGTCGTCAATTTTGCGGAACCGGCATGATCTTCTCCGGCGACAAATCTGGACATCCGTGGCATGGAATATGGTCCGATGCAACCGGGCAGATTACGACGCCGGATGCGGTCACGATTGATCTCCATGGCGTCGAGCCGTCCGGATTGTTTTCGGACGCGGATTCTGAATTGCCGCCTGGCGATTCGTTCAAGATAGCCATTCCGGACCAACCGGCCGTTACGACCACGCAGGCAGAAACCGCTGCCGGAAAAACATGGCTCAATTACGGAATCATTTCCGGGCCGTGCCATCGCCTCTATGGCGTCAACCTCGGATTCAATCGCTGGCTTTATGTCGACCCGGACAAAACGGTATGGCTATGCACCCTGATCTACATTCCAGCCGATGGCGACGTTTCGGTGACGTTCAAGCGGTTCGGGAATTTTCTGGCTGACGCCACACCGGATGAAGTGACCATCGAGGAATCGCACGGGTCTGGAATGGGTGGCGTCGACAAATGGATCATTGACGACATATCACCAATCGGCGATACCGTCCTAGTGACCCTGTACGACATCCCGCAGACGCCATTCCCGGAAGCCTATGTGCCGCTTTCTGGCGTGCGCAACTGCAAGGGCGGAATAAAAATAGAGATCAGCGGGGCGCCGCCTGACGCGGTGTTGACGTTGACGGTTATGGTCTGGGAAGCCGACACAAATACAAAGTCCCACGCGGAAACATGGTCAGAAGAGTATCTGTTTTATCGGTCCTCCGTTCTAGGGCAAGATTTCCCAATCGATGAATTTGCATCTGACACTCAAACGTGGTCATATCCGGATTCTCCTCCAGACCCACTCACAGGCCCGGAAATTGACCCTGAAACAGAAAACCCGTGGCGACAAGGGCACTATTTCAGTTCGCATACGCTTGAAGATGTGGACTCAACCATGATAGGGCTGGCGTTCGATGAAAACGGCGCCGCTTGTGTAGTGCGAGGGGTCCTAACAATTTCGTCATCGATGTCGGCGTCGGCAACGCCGCATGTCGAGACGGGTCAAGTCACTGATGACTCCTATTATTATAACAGGTCAATCACACAAGCGGATGATCTGGTATGCCAGATAAAATTCGGTGGCACGGCGATGATGACGATCAATGGTGATTTCAATCTATCGCTCGACGCAGCCAACATGCCCATAGAAACGCATGGAACGCCACTGGACCCGGTTTATGAAAGCTCGAGCGAGTACGACTTTTTCGGCGTCGCTGATACCTGCCCAGTGGTGACAGGGCTGAATGATCCAGAGAATTACTACGTCGGGTTCACTGGGGTATTTGATGAAGGGTATGGTCAGGCCTACACGATTGACACGGAGACCAATTACTACACGAATAAAGTGGCGCGGCTGTTTTTCAACCGGCTCGGAAATGGACTATTCGGGGCCGTCATCACGACCAGTGATGACAACTTTGCGACGCTATCGGCCGTCAACTACAACGGAGTCGCCAGCCGAAGCGGATTCGATTCGGGAGTCACGACGACGGGCGCGATAGGCGAACATTTCGCTACGTGTCACCCGGTCACCGGCGTGATCGCGCGTTCGACAACCCCCATATGCGTTGTCTAAATTGGGGGGAATTTCGCCGCGTTAAGCGCGGTCGCTTCTGCGTCGTGTTCCCCGTATTTTTAACGCCGTTGTATGACATTGTATAGTGTCAAATATCTTGCAAATTTGTGCCAAAACGCGCGCGAATTTACACGACTACGTCTGCTAAAGCTTCGTCGGTCAGTCGAGCCCAGGGTGAGCAA